GTTAGCGTTTTTGACACCACCCTGAATACAAATGCCCTTTAGATAAAGAGACTTGTTTTCTCCTTCACCTTGTGACTCTAAAGTGACCTTTGCTTGGTCAAATGTCAAATTTTCTCGTAGGTACAAAGATGCCATATTGGCTTCCTCCTAATTACTCAGCAGTCTTTTTTACAGATGCTTTTTTAAAAGAATCCCCAGCGTTAGCACCTGGTTCATTCTCGAAAGATTTCCCCATGTCCTTTGCCGCAGGAGCCTTACCGCCCTTTTCTTCACCACTTTGTGCAATGTTTTTACCATCAGCACCTGAGTCTTTACCACCTTTCGATGCTACCGGACTCGTAGTGTTATCAGCGCCTTCTGAATTGTTAGGTGCAGAGACTTTTTCGACGTATTCTCTCATAGTCTCGCCAACGGATTTTTCTTTTTTTGCACCTTCTTCAACTTCTTCACCATCTTCTTCTGTTGCTTCAAATGGTGCTTCAATTGCTTCTTCTTCGGCTTCTTCTGATTCTTCTTCGTCTGCTTCTGGACCCATTTCTGGCTCACCTTCTCCGCCTTCGTCTTTATTAACGAATGCATCAAATTCTGCTTTTAATTCGTCCAAAGCATCTTCAAGATCAACAACTTTGTCTTCTAGATCTTCATGATCTTCTTCATGATCGTCCATTTTACCATCGTCGTCGTAATCTTTGTCCATGTCATCGCCTTTATCTGCTTCGATATCAGCAATCATGTCGTCAGCGGCATCGCCACCAACTTCTTCTACTGATTCTTCTTCAGTAGGTTCAACGAATTCTTCTACAGACTCTTCTGATTCATCTTCTTTTGATTCTTCAACTTCGTCGTCTGTTTTTTCTTCTGTTGATTCTTCAACTTCGTCTTCTTTGGACTCTTCAGTTGCTTCGTCAACTTCTTTTTCTGCTTCTTTTTCCTCAGACTCGATTAGTCCTTGGTAAATTTCTTTAGACTTCTCTACAACGATATCATGAAATAAAGACTCTGCTTTATCTTTTTCTTCGTTAACAAGAAGGTCTAATAATTGTTCAAATTTAGTTTTATCTGACATTGTATTATCTCCTTTGTTTAGTTAATAGGCAAGGCTGTCATGTGTATTTACAAAAAAACCAGTTTTACCGGTCCAAATGGTGGTAAAAATGTGGTTTTTTTGCTATTCTTACTTATCAATTGTGTTATTGAACTCTTTATATGTGATATTTCTGTAATTTGCATACTGATTTAGGTTATTTGGCACAAAATCTTCCTTTTGCATTACCCTAATAAAGCGTCTGTCAGAGTTTTCTCTAACAATGGTTTCGGTTTGTCTAAGCCAATTACCGTAATATGTAGCGGGTTCGTGTCTTGCTTTGTAGTTTTTACTACCAGCATATATGTTGTTGACCCTAGCACCGTTTTCTAATCCTACGAAATCAAACCCTAGTATATAAATGTCCTGGCAACCGTCTAAAACTGCCTTGTATAGTGCAGTAGGACCGCTACTCCAACCCTTGTTAGGATTAAAATAGTTCAATCCTACGTACTTTTCAAAGGCTTTATTGTAATTTGTCCATACTTCGCACTCGTATTGAAAGTTTGCACCAACAATTTCATGGATCATCTTAGGATCAACTGCAACTAAAACATTAGGACAAAATTCTCTATAGACAGCATTACACGCATATATCAATCCTCTGTCTATAAGATTCTTTAAATCGAATTTTCGTCGAGATGTTCCGTTGCCGATAACAAAACCGGTTCTTCTCATAACGTATTATTTAAAAAAATTGGAATTTTATACCGCTTGTTCTGGTGCAGGTTGTGCATACATAGTTTGAACAAACTCTAATTCTTTTGCTTGTTCAAGTTCTCTTGCTTCTGCTGTTCTTCTAATGGTATTAATTTGCTTTAATGTAAGTCGTGTCTTTCTTGTGTCATCAGATTTGACAACCGAAATATCTCTATCAGCATCGTAGCGTTTGTCATCGCCAAATGCTTTTCCGTCTTGATCAAAATAAAAGAATTCTTTTAACAACATGCTTTTATTTATTCTCCTGCTGGTGGAGTTTCGGCTCCTGGTGCAGGTTCTGTTTCGCCCGGTGCTTCGGGTGCGCCTTCGCCAGGTTCAGTTGAACCAAGGGTATCAATATCCTGTGATATTCCTCCAGGAGTAACTCCTACATTTCTCATCTGTACTTGTGAATTTTGATTGCTAAACGTTCCATCGACGTTTTCTTCACGCCATAGCGTTTCGTTTTCTGCCATTTCTTCTGCACTTAGTCCTAAGAAACGTTTTAGTGCAAAACGTTTACTCATGTATGGTACTTCTTGCAATGAAGCGAATGTGTTAACACGAGCATTATCCATTTCACTTTGTCTGTAAGCCGCAAAGTTTTGTGGAGAATTAAATTTTAAATCAAATAAATCATTATCAATGTTTACACCTTTAGCATTTAAAAACATCTTAAACTCTCTATCAAAGATGTATGCTACAAGGCTTTGTAAACGTTTGCAGTATTCGTTAAATCTTAATTCTTGAATATAAGCAGTACCTACCCTACCGTCGTTATACTGAGAAGCAGAATCTTCTGCTCCGGTAGGTAAGTATGAACTTGGTATACGTAAACCACGGAATAACTTATTAGTAAAATATTTTAAATCGTCAATTTCACCTAAGTTAGTACCGCCTGGTAGTGTTTCTACCTTAGAACCACGTCCTTCCGCTGTTTGTGGAAAGAAATAGTCTTCATTAATTGATAGTGGATTAAAACTAGCGTCAATAACGTTAGTACCACCACCAGTTGACGATGGAATTCTGCGTTGATGGATTTCATTTTTGACCCTTTCAACAAATCCCATAGCAAGGTGAGTAGGCATGTTACCTACATCGATGTAAAATACTCTACGCTCCGGTGCTCTTTGCACACGGTAGATAATAATAGCATCTTCAAGTAATTCTTTCTGCTTATAAACTTTAAACACACTTTCTAAAAGTGAGTTACCAAATGGAAAGTTTCTGTCTAAACCTTCAGATAATGATAAATGCACAATATGGTTAGCATCAATTGCCAACTGATTTAGATTTTTATCAAATCTACCACCAGCATTGTTTGGTGTTGCTCCACCAACATAACCTCTGCCCAATGACCCACCTGATGTTGTGTAATTTACTTGGCCTTGGTTGTCTGTTGCATTAATTTGTGTTACTGATAAATTTTGAAAGTTAGGGTTGATATCTCTAACAACATATTGTTCTGGCTCTTTGCCTTCTGATTCATTAACAATAATTTTGTCTACTTTTGCAGGATCCACATGCATCCATTTAAATGTTTCTGGATCTCTTACAAAGAAACAATCACCGTACTTGAATACATTACGAATGATTTTAAAAATTCTTCTTTCAAAGTTATTTAGGTCCGCCCATTGTTGCAAATAACCTTTTAATACCTTTGTTTCTGTGCTTGTGCTTTGTGCTTTGTAACTGATTACGAATGGTGTTTCATTTTCTTTGTTCTTCTGTGAACAAAATTCTGCAAGTATATCCAATGCCGCATTTACTTCGCTGTCTTGGTCCATTGTTTCATACTGACCATAACGCTCGATACGATTAGGATGACCTGTGTAAACATCTGGTAAAAATGATGAATAATTTGTTCTTGCCGGACCTGCACCTGAGCCTGGAATTGGACTTGAGTTCCCCGATGTATCTTTTGGTTTATATTCCTGAAAGTATTTTTTCCAACTCATATTGTTTTCCTATTACATGGACTGAAGTTCAGCCAACATGTCTCTATTAATTTTAATCAAAGTGTCAAGTTTTGCAGTCATTCCACCGGTAGTGTTATTTATAGGTGTTCCAGAACTTGATACATTATTTGATTTTACACTCTGTGCCTGCATCTTGTCAAGTTGTTCGTCGCTCAAACCGGTCATTGATTTTACCATTCCGCGGCCTTGTTGGTTTAATGCACCCTCATTTTTCTTGGCATAAGCATCAATCTCGGCTCCTTTGGTCTGTGCGATGTTCATCATTTTGCCTATATCCATTTTGCCACCTGACATAGAACCCTTCATGTCACCCATCATGCCCTGCATCATGTTTAACATACCTCCCATAGGAGAATCCTTAGGTACTACCGCTTCTTCTCCGTGTAACATGGCCGGAGTTCCCTTACCAAAGTTTTGGAATAATGTACCAAAGTTACCTATGGTACCATCATTCATTTGATTTTTATTAAGTAATTTAAAAAACTTCTGTGCTTTTTCTACATCTTCTTTTGATGCTGAGTCGGCGTTCTTAGATAATTTCTCCATTTGATTGTAAAACTGCCCCATTTGTTCATGTATGCCAACCTTAAGAGTCTGACCGAATAAACCTTTTTTAGTCTTAGTTTCGTCAAATAACCCTGCATCTCTAAATGCCGCCGCTTTCATTGGATCAAAATTGGCACCATCAGGATCGCCCGCTTCTTCTAGTAATACTTTCTTTTGGCTTGTTGAGAGATTATCAAAATCAGTATTTGCCGCTTTATTTGCGACATCTTTTTTCTCAATGCCGAGAATTTTTCTAACAAGATAAGAACTGGAAAATGACGCTTCTAGGGTATTCATTAATTCAACCCATCTGTTCTTGATGTAGTTCATTAGTCCGCCTTCTTTTTCTAAATCTTTTTTGAAAGTATCAATCCATTCTCTTAAACTGCCCGAACTTCTTTGCAAGTATCTACTAAATGTACGCAAGTACGGTGTCATCTTTTGTCCTATAATAGCCACCAAATCCATTATTACGTTTCTAAAATTTGATATTGCCTGTTCTGTTTCGATTGCTGATCTACCGAAGTCGTCAATTTTTCCTAGATTGCTTTCTGTGTCTTCTAGTGTTCCGCCAAATATTCTACCAAATCTTGCGATACCATTGAATGTTTCTCCAATTGGATCTCCTGTCATTGTTAGGGTAGCACCTAATCTATTTGTTCTTTGTATAAAGTTAGAGTTTGCGTTTGCTAATCCTCTAAAGTTTCCGATTAGCATTTTGTTGTACTGATCCTGTGATCCTGTAAATGTTTTAGCACTATTAACCGAACCAATAATAGTATCGTTAAATCCTTTCATGGTA